GAGGCGATGCTCCTGCCCGAGGCGAAAGTGAAACGCGCTGATCCGGCCTCCCATGGCGGCGCTCAACTCGGGGATCGATAGGAGCACGCTCGCGATGGCATCCGTGATCGGTGCGGCATTCAGCATCTACGTGACCCTCAGCTTCAGTACCGCGCCGCCCTGCGCATCCACGTCCACATCGACAACGTCGTAAACGATGCCGTTAATCGCAACGGTGTCGCCGTGTCGTGGCGATGGCGTGATGTTCGCGAAGCGCACGAAGAGCCGTACTACGGACGTGCCCTGGACACCGCCCGGCACGTAGTCTTCCGCCATCGCCGGATGCTGGATGATGCCTGTAATCTGCTGCGCGCCTGAGCCATCCTGCGGCGTGAAGGTAGCGGGTGTGCCGAAGGTGGAGAGGCACGCGTCATCCATCGTGTTGACGAGATCTGACCAGGCCATCGGTTAACCTGCGGGATACGTCCACGAGGGTTTGTTCCAATAGGACACGATCAGGCCCTCGCCCGCGATGGCGGCGTCGATCCAGTAATCCGAGAGATCAAGGGTGTCGGTGTCCGTGCCTGACCACACCTCGTAGGAGTCGTCTACCCCACCTCCCGAATTCGGCCAGAGTTCTTTGATGACTCCGGCCAGCGTGCTCTTGTTGACGCTGGCAGTGCCGAAATACATCTTGCCCGTCAGCCCGGCAATCACCTGCACACGGATGCGGCAACACGGCGTGCGAGTCGCGGCCAGATGGACGGGAGTACCGGGTGTGGCGACGTTGACCCGCCCCAGGGAAGTCGGCGTCATAGCCAGGCCAGCACATCGAAGTGCTTCGCACTCGTCACCGTCACCACGACGTTGGTTGCGGTGTGAGTGCCATACGTGACGGTGCCGCCGTCCGTCGGGATGCAGAGCACACCGGCTGGCACCACGCCCAAGCCATGGGCGATGCTCTGGCTCGATCCGGTTCCCGCCTGCTGGCTCGCGAAGAACAGCTTCTGCAACGACAGAAACACGCCCTTCAACTTCGGGTGCGGACCGTTGCTTTGAAACTCCGGCGCATTGACCGGGACCTTCTTAATTTCGACCATTCCCTTTCTCCTTCCTGGCTTTCGCCGGTTTCGCTGGTGCGGGTGGCGACTTGGCGAGCGCCACCTCGAGTTCCAGCCGCGTTCCAATCCGCCGCTGTTCATACATCTGCCGGGCCCGTGTCAACTGGAACTTGTCAACCGGATCGGGTGCCGGATACTCGGCTCCGACTTCGGGCGGCGTGAAGCCGCCAGGCAACGGGCGCAGCACGAACAGCGGCGGCACGCCGCCCTTGGTCAGTTGCGCCCACGAAAGTTTGCGGAGAAACATGGTTACACCGCCGTGATCACGTTGTTGAAGAAGAAGCCGCAGTCCTTGGAGACCTGCGCCATGGCGAAGGCCGAGTCGATCTCGACCCGGTCGGAGGCCAAGTGCTCCATGCGGAACGTTTTGATACGGAGTCCCGCGCCGCCCATGGAGCCGATCAAGCCGGTCCAATTGAAGGTGTAACCGGCGCTCGGCACCATCAGCCCGGCGTTCTTCGGACGATAGAACAGGCCCGCCGCGAGCCCGCCGATGAAAGAGTTCGACTCGGTGGCGCCTTCCGCCGCGGTGTTGTACACGGCGTCCATCACCAGGACGTCTTCCAGTTCCAGGATTTCGGCGATGATGCGGCGCGTGGCCATCGCCGGGTTCGGCGCAGTCTGGCCGTACTTGGTGCGGTCGATGAAATCGGGGTGGTCGACCAGCTTGTCGAACACCGGGCGCGAGAAGACGCCGATGTTGGGCACGAAGCCGCCGGAGTTCAGCCGCGCCTGGGTCTTGGCGTGGCGAATATCCGTGATCGGGCTGGACGTGGCGTAATCCCAGTACACGACGTGCGTGCTGTCGGAGGTCGCCTGGCCGGCCACTTCGCCGGTCCACAGGCCGGTTTTGAAGTACTGCGCGGCCCACTGATTCTCGCGCCGGATGAGCGCCTTCTGCGTCAGGAAGATGGTCGCGTCGCGGTCGGGCGCGAGCGGCGAGTCGCTATTCGCTCGTACCTGGTCGTCCACATCCTTGTGAAGCGCCCACACGTCGCAGTTGTACGTGCCCGTGGAATCCAGGCCATACCCGGCGCCCGCGGATTCCATCGAGAGGCCGCGTTTTTGCATCTCGTCGCGGTTCCAGTCGCCGCGCTTGTAGGTCCAATAGAGGTCGCTTTTGTTTTCGACGGGGATCGGCGGGAACGCGCGATCCGCGACGAACTCGACGCCAGCCGCCTCCTGGCTATACGCCACGGAGATGTTCGTCAGCGGGCGATTTACGTGTACATCGCTCAAAGTCGGTTGAGGCATTTACTTGTTCTCCTTTTCGTTGTTTGGGCCGCTGACGATTACAGCTTGCCCTTCTGTTGAATGAGCGCCGGGATGATGACGCCGGAGGCTCCGGTCGCCAGCGCGCGGCCGAGGATCTTGTTGCCAGTGGTGGCGGTCACCGCCTTGCCGTTGGCGTCGGTGGTCAGCAGGTCGCCGCACGTGACACCGGCAGTGCCCACTACCAGCTTGCTGATGCCCAGCACCGCGAGCTCGCCTTCGACGCCCACGCCGTTGGGTTTGTCCTGGAGGATGCCGTCAGCGTCACCGCCAGCCGAGGGCAGGGCAAGCTGTCCGCTTGAGTTAATCGTCATGAAGCAGAACTGAGATGCACTCAGGTCCGCACTCGCCGGCGCGCCGATGGTTCGTAAAGTCTGTTCGTAAGCCATGTTGAGTTTTCTCCTTTACCGCTGGACGATCTGCAGGCCCGCGTTCTGCAGCGTGCGGACCAGCGCAGCGGCGTTGTGCTGGTTCCGATAGGCCGCGTAAGTTTCCGGGTGCGCTTCCAGTGCCCGCGCGACCGCCTGTTCCTTGGAGACGCCGCGACTCTGCCCGTGCACATAGAGGTTGTCCATCGTCGCGCCTTTGTTCTGGCGCGCGAAGGCCGTGGCCTCGGCTTCGAGATCCTGCATGCGCGCCGTGGCGCTCTTGTTCGGATCGACGTGGGAGGTGATCATGTGACTCTCGCTTTCCGCAACGCGGGAATTGGTGAGCAACTCGCTCACGTCCGCGACGCCGAGATACTGCCCGTTGGCTTTCCGTTTAGTGAGGAACTCGGCGGCGCGCTCCGGGCACCCTGCGATCTTGCACAGCGCCCCGATGGCCTCGATGTCGCTTTCGGCGCGCATGCCGCCCGGCTGCGTGGCGGCAAGCGTCGAAGCGGCGGCCTTCTTCTTGCTGCCGTCCTTCTTCGGCTTGCTGTCTTCCTCGTCCTCGTCGTCTTCGTCATCGTCGGTTGGAGGCTTGGAATCGCATTCTTTGGCGTCGGCCTCGTCCGGTTTCTTCTTCGACTTCTTGGTCTCGTTGTCAGTGGCCTCGCCATCCTTCTTCGCGGCGAGGGCTTGCACATCTTCGGTCATATGCTCTCCCTTGGTTGGAATTGCGGCTGCCGCCGCGGTTGAACTCCTACTGCGCGCACCCATCGATCCGATGAGCGCATTCATGGCATCGTCAATCGTCCCCACTGCGTCGGCCAGCAGGGGCACTGCGTTCTCTGCCCAGAGCAACCCCGCCTGTGTCGCGACGATCTGTTTCTTCGCAACCTTGCGATTCCGCGCCACGGTCTCAGTGAAGATCCCGTACTCCCGGTCCACTTCATCCTGGATGTCGCCCTTGGCGCGCTCAGCCAGTGGTTCGTGGGGGTTCCCATCGACTTTCTTCTCGCCGGCGAACACGTAGGTGTACTTCGCGCCGAGTTCCTTGTCGAACCCGGATTGATCGACGTGCAGCGCATACACACCGACGGACCCCACTGCCCCCGTGCGCGTCACAAATACCTTGCTGGCCGCGCTCGCGATTGCATAGGCCGCCGACAATGCAATGTCGTTCGCGGTCGCATATACCGGCTTGATGGCGCGCACCGAGTAGATGTAATCGGACAGTTCGAAACAGCCGGTGGTCTCACCGCCCGGCGAATCGATATCGAGCAGGATCGCGCGCACGCCCCCGTCATCGATGGCGCTCGCCACCTGCCGCTGAATCTGCTCATACGAGGTCGCACCGCTCCACGCGGACATGAACGATTCCTTCTTGAGCAGCGTGCCCTGGACCGGAATCACCGCGATCCCATCGATGACGGCGTAATCTCTCTCCTCGCCGGCGTCCCCATAACGGGCCATCAACGTGGCGGTAGCATCCATCGGTGCGCGGCTGGCCAGCACGATGTCGGGGTCGACACCGAGCCTCGGCGCGAGGGCTTTGATGATCACCTCCAGCTTGGGCGGATGAATCATCAGCGGACAGTTCACAAACCGCGATGCAACGTGCGCCAGATGCTTCACTGCGCCTCCATCTTTCCGCTCACTCCGTCTTTCTCGATCTCTTCCTCAGTCATGCCGGCGTTGCGCCCGGTGAGGATCTTGCGCCCATCGGAGTCGTAGGAGAGACCATATTTGTCGGCGCGGTCGTTGTCGGATTTCTGCTGTGAGTCGATAAGGGCCGCGTCGTACCCCTGCTCGGCACATTCAATCGAACGCGTCGAAAGACCGTCACGGATCGCGCGTTCGGCGGCCTTCATGTCCTTATCGGGATCGACCCACGGCCAGCCCGGCGTGACCCACTGCACTTCCTCGAACGGCTCGGGATCTTTGTCGTAAGCGGTCAGGAACTCGACGCCGAACACCAACGCGAGCATGGCCTCCCGCAGCCACCGGCGATAAATCGGATGGCACACCTGGAAAGTGAAAACCGAATACTGGAACTGCTCGCACTTGCGGCGAAACTCCAGCAGGCCCGCGCGGATCGACGAGTAGTTGATTCCCGACAGGTCCCCGCTGATCTGGTATTCCGCCAGGCCCGCGCCACTCGCGAACGCCTGGAGGCACGTCCGGATGAACGCCTTGAAATCCCCGCTGTCGCGCGCCTCCGCGAACTCCACTTCCTCGCCAGGATTCAGAACAGGGAACGTTCCTGGTTCGAGTTTCGAAATCTGCGCGCCCGGGTCGGTCTGTCCTGGACCGTTCTGCTGCTGATCGGGCGGGATGATCGGATTGTCCGGGCTGACCTGCTTGATGAACCCGGTGATCATCGCCGCGACTTTCTTGCGGACGATCTCGGCGTCGGTGTACTGCTCCAGTTCGTAGAGCTTCGCGAGCACCGATGTCAGCCACGGCTGGCCCCGAAACTGGCCGGCGCGGATCGGCTTGTAAACGTGCAGCACGTCTGTCGCTGGCACACGCTCGACGGACATCGCCTCGAGCGGGAAGAACATCGTCTCGCCGGGATGCGCGCGCCAGAAGTGATACGCTGCGCGCCGTCCATCCGGCCGGAACTCGATCCCGGAGCGCACGCGGTTGTCCGTAGGCATCTCCTGCGAGGACATGCGCCACAGAGGCAACTGCTCCGCTTCGATCAACTGCAGTTGCAGCGGTACCGCCAGGCCTTCTTTCCGTGGGCGCGGGCGGAACCGGACGAACACCTCGCCAGCCTCCATCACTTCGCGTGCGATGATCATCTGCTGACCGTAGAAGTCAGTCTGGCCGGATGCCGGGTTGTTCGGGTCGTACTCGACATCCGATTCCCTGATCCATCGGTTCCATTTCTTCAGAAAAAGTTGCGCTGTTGATTTCACGTAACTTAGGTCATGCAGACCGTGGGCATGGATCATGAAGCAGTATGACTTTCACCGTGCTTGCGTACCACTGGGAACCACGATTGACGGGCGCGCCCAAGCGGTTCAGGTTTGCGGCAATGGCGCGGGGCGTCCGGCCAGCGCTGAACCACGTCCGAATCTGACGCGCCACGGCTGCTTCATCGCTGACATCCAAGGAAACCACAGCGGGCGCGGGTTCCGGCACGCGGGGTGCGGGCATCGTGGCGATAGAGGCACGGGCCGGGCGCTGGGCCATGGGCGGGCGCAACGGCATGCCGTTAGCATACCGTTCACAGAAGGCAGGGAAGGGCGAAATGTCCACGCCGTACCGGTCAAAGGTTCGTCTCATGAATTCTCTCCAAGAAGTTCGGGGCCGGGTGTCCGGCCCCAAGTTGTCCGTTTACACTTCACGTCACTTCGGCAGATAGTGGCCGTTGTGATCTCTGAGCACTTCCGATGGATCGTAAGCGGGCCGCGCGCAGGATTCATCAGCCGGGCCGCAGATTCTGGCCGGTGCTTGTGCCGTGTCCTGCGCGGCCATCATCAGCGCCAGCTTCTGGGCCGCTTCAACCGCAACTGGGTCCTGAAGCAGCTTGGTGATATCGAAGGTCACCGTTTCAATGGGGCGGTCAGCGGGGCCGCTGACCTGCTGTGCCGTCAGACGCGGGTACAGGTAGTTCACCACTGTCTTGGCCGCGTCCAATCTGGTGTCCAGCGGTATGGCAACTTCCACGCGCTTCTTTTTGCCATCTACAATCACGGTCTGTTCGATGGTGTCTGCGTTGATAATTTTCATCATGAACTCAAGCGGGTCGCATCCAAGCTCGCTGGCCATGGCTCTGGCCGTAGCAGCCGTGTTCTTTTTCTTGCCCCCGAACCTGGGGTGACCTTCGTGAAATCGGTGACCGGGGTTTTTCTTTGCCACCTGGGTGGCTGGTTTCGTCTCTTCAGACATGTGCGTCTTCCTATGGGTGCTGGTGTCCGTGAGATACCAGCGGGGTTGTGACGGGCCGGGCAGGATGGTTGACCCTACCCGGCCCCGTGAAGGCCCCTGGGGGGCCGGTGATGATTCTGTATAACCGATATTGTTGGGGCTGGGTGGCAGATCCTTGTACGCCACCCGCGCCGCGCGTTTAGCGGCTTTCACGTTTCCTCTATTATGCAAAGTACTCTACAGTATTGAATTAGGGTGCATGAACGTTTCTTAATGCTGTCCACTTCACCCGGATTCGCGGGCGGGTTGGTGACGGTCTAACCGTCACGCCCCTGAAACCGACGCTCCGCAACGCATTGATTCCAAAGAGCCGTGACGGAGTGACGGAAATGACTGTTTTTTTGCCTAACTCTTAGGGGGCGCGCTGGGGGAAGGAAGTCCGCAGGGGCAGTGCGTGACACACTCCCTTACCCCTTCTCCCTCTAAGAGAGAAGGAAAACCGTCACAACCGGCACGCGTCTACGTAGACCCCTTGCGATTCAGGCGCATGGACGGTGACGGTTCGTAAATAGCAACCGTCACCAACCGTCACAACCGGCACCCGTCAGGCAGCCTCTTTGCACGCATCCACAATGAAGCGCGGAAGCAGGTACCCTTGCGGCGCATCCCGCCAGATTTCCCAACGTGACCGCGCCTTATTAGTGCGTGGCCACTTGCGCACTTCAATCCCCTGCGCCCGCAGGACCGGGGCAAGGCGCACCAGACGATGGGCCAGGGCTTCCGGGCTAAGGGGCCAGTGGCGCAGGTCCTTCGGCCACTCATGCGTGATTTCATTCAGAGCAATCAGCAGGTCCTTAGCAGTGACAAGTTGACCGGTGCCCGGACTGGTAGACTGTTCCACCCATTCAATGAGCGCAGACGCTACGGAGTCATTCTCCGCAAGGTCGCTGTTGGCAGATTCCAGCTTGCCCCTGTAGGCCGCGATGAATTCGCCCGGCTTCCACGGTAGGGCCGGTTCACATGCAACCAGCCACGTGCAGAAGTCTGACATGCGCGGCGCGTCCGTCAGCTTGGTGTTCGGTAGATTCCGCAGCCCTGTGCTTACCGAATCCAGCAGGGCACCCAAGCAGCCCGGATGCAGACGTTCAAAGTCAGCCCATATTCCTTGTTCCGTAAGCCGATTCTCTGGGGTGATGCGCGGCAACTTCAGCGTGATGGACCGTTCCAGCAGGTCGCCACGCATGACCGTTGAATCAATCCCGTTCAGCAGTATCGGCAGCTTGACGCTGGCAACGGTAATTCCAAGGTTTTCGTAAAACGTCCGCGTCCTGTAGCCCTGCCCGGTGCTGAACCTGCAAAACACATCAGCCATTTCAGCCCGGCACCCGGACAGGTTGTCATACGCCAGAATGCCCGCGTGCATCGCGGACACCGTAGCGTCTGTTTCATCTTTCGGGGGCGCTGAAAGGCCCGCGTCACTCGGGTCCAACATGGACAGCAGCAGCAGGGCCGTGGTTGACTTGGCGCTACCCTGTTCGCCTTGCAGCACCAGATGGCTGAACGCGCCTTCCGGTAAGAAGGCACCCACCAGCCACGCCAGCATCAGGCACCATTGCGCGTCATCCCCGCAGTTCAGCAGCGGGCGCAGCGGGTCCAGGGTTCCGCCTTTCACCGGCACTGGCAAGGGCAGCGCGCCCGCGCCACGCCTGAACAGCACGGGCGGGTTTTGGACCACCTGCCACCCGTCCTTGGTCACTTCGATGGCGCGCCACTGGTCATCACACATGTCCAGGTAGATCGCGTCACGCCCGCGTGCGAAACGCACGTGTACGTCAACTTTCGGCCCGGCCCCGCACTTTGCCGATATAGTATCAATCACGGTGTTCAAGGCTTCACGGCTGGGTGCGCGGTCCTTCTGCGTCAGGAAGCGATGCGTCAAGACTTCGCGGACCCGTGGGCTTTTCGCGTCTACCTTCCAGACTTCGTGGTGGTCACCAATCACCATGCGGACGTAGCCATCATTGGCCGGGCCGGACTTGAAGTACTCGAAATCGTCAATCAGCTTCAGCAAGATGTCCGCGTGGCTGGGCTTGTCATCTTCGTCCCACGGGTCACGGGCGTCCTTGCTGTACGCGCTGCGCAAGCTGGCTTCAGCTTCCTGCATGGTGTACCGGTGCTGGCCGGGCGCGGCATCATTCGCAGCGTTCACCCAGTCACGCAACGATAGCAGCGCTTCGTCCTTGGTGTAGCCGTTATCACGCAGTTGGGCAAAGAACCATAGCCCGGTGTTGTTGCGCGCTTCACCAGCCTTGATCTTTTCTAGTGCCATGGACAGCATGCGTTCAGCGGGCACGCGTTCCGCAATGGGTTGCTTGGCGCGGGCTGTGGTCTTGGCCTTCTCATTCGTTGCGGCGCGCAGCAGCCACGCTGGGGGAACCGTCAAGGGTATCTTGTCCCGGTGCGCGGACAGCGGGCTGTGTTCGTCAACCCATTCGTAACGGCCCCCACTGGCGTGCAGGCTTGGCGCGCACACGATATAGCACCCGGCCCCCGTCAACAGGTCAAGACCGGGCCGAAACTTGATACGCTTTTCCATGCCCGGCACCGCTTCAAACAGGTAGTGCCACCCGCCGCTACCACTCCGCTGGCGGGCGCACGCGTCCAGGATTCCGTGTTCCGCTTCCATTGCGGCCAGCGATTCAAACCCTTCGGCCCCGTCCACGTCCAGCACAATCAGACCGTCCAGCCGTAGGCCGATATTTGCATTCGGCCACTGCTTCCACCAAGCGGCAACCGTGGCCGGGTCACATGATGCCTTCTGCCATTCGCGGACCCGTGCATGCTTCCCCGGCTTGCCGCAATCAGGCTTTCCGCAGGAACAGCCGGACCCCTGCGGTTCATGCAACGGCAACACGCACCAACCGGCTTGCGCATACGCTACAGCCCATTCGATTTGCGTAGAAAAGCTATTTGCGCTGTTGGGGCCGCATGGTAAAATGGGTTGTGTTGTGATTGGGCCGGATTCAGCCCCCGGCCCCCTGAGTTCTTCTGTCATTTGTGTTTCCCACTCAATCGTTCCCACATCGTTAGAGTTCTTCTTCAACCGTGCGGGGGGTATCGTTCCCCCGCACGACCTTTGACAACTACCACCACTGATTGCCGTGCTGCGCTTTCTCGCACAGCCCAGCGGGGGCCGTCAGTTCAAGCACCGCACGAAGGCAGGTGTCACATCGGCAGTCCGGCTTCCATTGACCGGACCGCAGCAATTCGCGGCGCTTCTCTAGTTTTTCGCGTTGGGCAGCATCGCGGCGCGCCTTTGCGTCTGATTCCTCTTCTGCCCACAGCGCCCGCAAGGCCGCGATTTCATCATTGATGGGACCTTCCATAATCACTGTCCGTTCGTTTCCGCAGGCGCTAGGCTGTGCTTCCCCGCGTCCAGAAGTTCGATGGCCCGTTCCCGCGTGACTTCAACACGGTTTCCGCCGATGTCCACAAGGACAGGGCATTCGGGTAGCGCTGCGTTACGTTCGGCAATGCGCGCGGCGCGCGCTTCCCTGATCGCGGATTCCAGCGCGGTCAGTGTGACATCATCGGCGGTGCCGATGAAGGCTTGGACTTGGCGGACGTATTCCGCCTTTTGAAGTTCGGTAGCAAACATGTGTTTATCCTTGTCGTGTCGTGCCGTTGTCTTCAGCGCCCGATTTCCTTCAGGGCGCGTTGGGCCGCAAACCTGTAGGCCGCAACCTCATCGGGTTGCCAGGAGTTTATTGGCTTCTTGTCGATAAATTCAACCCAGTTGTTGAAGGTCGCTTCTTGCTGTGCAGGTGTCATTGCCGCGCGGTTGGCTTGTGCCGGTAACGGCACCGCTGGGTCCGCTGGTTTCGGGTTCAGGAATGCGTTAATCTCTTCCCACTTCTGACGTGTTTCGTCAGTCATAATTCAGTTGTCCAATTCGTTTTGCTGCGTGTGAGACTTCCGTGAAAATCCGTGAGTTCAAAAGGCCGGAATGGCTGAAGCTATCGCGGCGCGCGTGATCGTTCCCTGTGCCATGCGGGTTTGTTCTGCGGTCAGTTGCGCGTTACGTTCTTGCCTGAGAGCATCTTCTGCCAAGCCCACCTGTCGCGCGGCTTCGCAGGACGCTTGGCGAAGCATTTGTGAGCGCTTGCCAAAGACCACAGCGCCACCCTCCTGTTCGCGAATCGCAGCCATTGCAGTTTCGGTTTTGAGCACCGATATCGCGCAGAGCAGTTGGCTTTCAAATGCTTCGATCTTGCAGCGTTCCAGGGTGGCTTCCATACGGCGCAGACGCGCTGCTGCGATTCGGACTTCTAGCCGGTCCTTGGCATCCGATACGAACACCACCTGATATTCGATGGGCCGCAGCCGTTCAGACAATGCCAGGGAGTCGCACGCGGTGATGTTGTCAAGCAGTTCGTCCCAACTGGGAATCCGCAGTTTTTGGAGTTCCAACTTAAGCTTTGATAGCAAGTCTTCAACGGAACCCCTTGTATGCATCAGCATACGTTCTTCGGCAAATGCGGCTTCCTCTTCATGGATGCGCCTTACACGATGCGGGCCAGCTTCTGTGGCCATGGTGATGTATTCCGGCAGCAATGCCGGGTCTGGGGTTTCCGCGCCCGCAATAAGCAAGTCCAGCGGTGTTGGGTTGGGTGGAAGTCTCAAGGCCAACGGCCCGGCCATGTCAGGCATGTGAATTCCCCTTGGTGCCCACCAGCAATCCGAACTGCCTTCGGGCTGCTTCCAGTGGATCGCTAGAAGTTCGGGCGCGCGCCAACTCTTGCGCCTCACGATATAGCCGGGCTTCCTCTGGGTTGGCTTCGCGGTGGGTTCCGTCCAAAATGATCCGGGCAC